CAATCGTCAGCGCGGTCGTTCCGGCAACCGGCACCCATACCGCCACGATCAGTTGGACCCCGGCGGCAACGGGCAGCGCAGCCACCAGCTTCAACATCTACGATCAAGTTGTGACAATCCCAAACCAACCGGGTGCGGTCACAGTAACAATTAACTAATTGAGCCGGATCGCACCTTATGGCAGAAGACTTCCAACTCGTCGATTGTAATCTCGGCAAGGACACCGACGCCGAGATGACGTTATTTGTGGACGGTCAGATTGAGTTCTTAACCCAATCTCATTCTGACCTCCATAAAAACAAGATTCCCCAGTGGCGCAAACTCTATCTTGGCATCCCTGGCGAGGAAACGAAGTCCTTCCCGTGGCCGAATGCTGCCAACACCATCGTCCAGGTTATCGGCGAGACAACCGACACCCTCGCGGCCAGAATACTAGGGCTGGCATATGCAACTCATCCGTTGTGGCCCTTCCAAGACTACCGAAAGTTCGACCCCGCCGACACCCTGAACTTTGAACACGCCTCGAAGGAACGCCGGACGCTCGAAGACTTCCTAGACATCATGGGATTCGAACCCTCTGAACTCGACCTCTACCGCATCGAGGGGCTGTGGTGTACGGATATGATTCGGCTTGGGACGAGTTTCCTCAAGCTAGGGTATGAGCATAAGATCGAAACAACAAACGTCGGCTACACCTCGGCAAGATCGAAGGTGATCCAAGGTGATGAAACAACTATCTATTCAGGGCCTCGGGTGCATAAGCTGCGGCATGAAGACGTTTTCCTTACGCCTGATGCGTCTACACCGGGGGAAGCGGAGTTTGTATTTCAAGTGCGTACGCTGCGCCGGAAAGCGCTTGAAGAACGAGCCTTCACTGGAGCCTACAGCAAAGCCGCCGTCGATGCCATCCTCGACTCCCCCGACCGAAACGGCCCGAAGCCTCAGGAGAAATCAGAACTCCAAGACCAAGGAATCGTAGAACGGGGTAACTACGATGCCAATGCCCAATGGGACATCGCCGAGTGCTACTATTCGTGGTGGCACAACAAACGAAAGTTTCGTATCATTGACTCCTACCACAAGCGCACCAAGACGGTCTTGCGGAGGGTATTCAACTTCCTCCCTCAGAATGAACTGCCCATTCTGCGGGCAAGGATGGGGTATCGAACGGACGGGATGTACGGGCATGGTGTTGCAGAGTTGTTGGAACGATATCAAGAAGAACTCTCAACGGTCCACAATCAACGCCTCGACAACGCGACCGCAGCGAACACTCGCGCTCTACGTGTTAGTCCGCGCGCTCGAAACCTTGACGCTAATGTCGAACTATATCCGATGGCTCTCCTCGTGGGTGAGAAGGATGACATCGAGGCGATCCAGATCGCGGACGTATACCCCTCATCGTTCGAGAACGAGAATGTCACTCTAGCTCACGCACAGTCGCGGGCGGGCATCAGCCCGGCGATAGCTGGCAGCGGGGGCGGGGGGCCACAGAAAAAGACGGGATCGTATTCGAGCGCCGGCACCCTCGCCACGATGCAAGAGTCCAACAGCCGGGTCAACCTCGACGCATCGGACTTCCGCCACGCTCATGTCAAGCTCGGCTCGTTGCTCACGGCGATGTACGCCAAGTACGGAGTCGGCGACCGCGCCAAAATGTTCGGCCTCGACGCGGATATCCTCAAGTCCGCGCTGAAGGAGTTCGACAAGAATCGTCTCGCCATCCCGATCCGCGCCAGCACCGCCTCGCTCAATCGGGAGATGGATAAGCAATCTGACATGCTCTTGGCGGGATTGCTCCAACGCCACTACACCGCCGTTGGCCAGCTCATGCAAGCCATGTCCTCGCCAATGATCCAACCCGAAGTCAAAGACTACATGGTCAAGACCGTCCGATCATTAGACCGATTTATCAAACGGGTGATGAAGGATTTCCAATATGACCAACCAGAACAATACGTCCCCGAGCCAAAACTCCCAGACTTCTCAGAAGGTCAAGGTGGAAAAAATCCGCCGTCTCCTCCGGGAGGGCAAATGGCCCCCTCCCCTTCATCCATTCAATCAACTGCTGCGGCTACCCCCGGTCGAGGTCCAGCAAATGTTCCTGCTCCCGGCGTGGCGGGCGTGGGAGGCGGGACTCCGCCGCCTGTTGGAACTGGCGGAGGCGGACCTCAAGTATGAGACGCTTGAGCGAAAGAAAATTGACACTGATGTGGTCTATCAGTTACGCTCCTTAATCAGCGGGTACAGGACACTATTAGCCGTACCCGAGGAGGTAGACACGTATGGCTTGGCCCTTCAAGCAGAAAGCGGAGGAACCGCAGATGGCAAACGAACCGACGAATCCCGAGAAGACCCCCGACACGACGTCGACGAAATCGATCGCCGAGATAATCAGCGAATCGCTTCAACCGTTCAGCGCAAAGTTCGACAAAATACAACAGGATATTGACGAAATTCGCACTCCCAAACCACCCGTCCGCACCGTCTCGCAAGAGCGTGTGAGCGTGCTGGACGACGAAGATGCTGCCTTCAACCAACGCATGACTCCGATTCTCCAATCCCAGCTTGAGCTAGAGGCGCGCTACAACCGCGACCAAGTCAAGGCCGAATATGTCGAAGCCGGTTTTGGAGATTTCTGGCGCGAGAACGAGAAGCGGATCAATGACAAACTTAGCACCTCTCCTCTCGTCCAGCCGGACGGGAATGGCGGAGTCCTCAAGCTCCGGGGCGATGAGCAATACATCCGCAACGTCGTCAACATGTTCATGGGCGAGGCGGCGAGGGCGGGCGGAGTTAAGTTTGATGGTGCCAAGAAAACATTCTTCCTCGAAGGTGCAAACGGAGGAGAGAGCGCTGCTGGTTCGCGTGCTGCCGAAACGGAAGGCTTGACAGCCAAGCAGGTGAAACTCGCGCAGCGTCTCGGCATACCGATGGATGCAATGAAAAAAACTGTTTCGAAACTTGAATTTGTAAGCTAGGAGTCAACATGGCAACCGAACAAGATCGCGCCAACCTCACCGGAGTCCGTGGCAAGCAGGCTGCCAAGATGTCCCACGACGAAGCCAAGGACTATATCAAGGGTTCCGCGAAGATGGACAAGGATTACCAAGGCACCGCCGAGGAGACTGCCGGAGTAGCGAAGAAGCAACAAACTCAGGAAATCCTCGGCTCCTTCAAAAAGGGTGGCAAGGTAATGAAGACCGGAGCTTATAAACTCCATAAGGGCGAGACAGTCGTCCCGAACAAGATGATGGCCCACGGTAAAAACTCCAACATGATTCGCAAAGGCTCGGCGGCCATGGCTGAGTGGGATAAGGATGGCAACTAATGCCCAATAAAAAGCCAATGACATCCATGACGATCGAACCGATGCCCTCCAAGCCGAAGACATTCACCGACCGTAACCTCGAACGTGGCTACGGCGAGGGCGGTGCGAACAACGTCTCCACATCAAACGCAAAGCCTGGAGGTTCGATATCACCAATTCAACGTACCTCTTCGATCAAGCGCACGAAGCCGATGGGGAGGGCATGATGGCCGACATCGCCTACTGCCGCCCTTCCCTCGAATCCGCCCTCCTCGCCCACGTCGATAAAATCCTCTACGAAGCGGTGTTTAATGGATTCTACGGGGAGATCACCCTCTCTTTCAAAGCCGGCAAGGTGGTGTTGATCAGGCGGAACGAAACATTGCTGCCGGGCGCCGAATCGACGGTCACAGAATAAATTTGCATCCCCCTTAAAAAGTGTGTTAGATTTTGCAAGTAGACATTCCGCACCCTTCCTCCCCAGAGACAAACTCACCGGGTTGAAGCGATCTCAAGGATAACGAGATGGCTTTAACGAATCAAACATCACGGGACATTAGCGCGAATATCAATGCTGGCAATGTTAATGATAACATTGTCGTGGATACGCAAACGCGCGTCCGCAAGTTATCTCCCGAGGCGGCGATCCTGTTCGACAAGTCGATCGTAGCCCGGCCCCTGAACTCTCCCGAAGTTTGCAGCATCCATGTCAAGAACACTGAATATTATTATCGCTGGGTAGCCGCTCAAGCTCTCGGCGGGCAAGTTTACATGTCCCGCAAAGCGATGGGCTTCACCAACGCCACCTCGGATGATGTCGAAATCCTGGTCGGGGATGCGGTCTGCGACAAAGGCGAAATCCGCGCCGGCGACCTGATCCTGATGAAGCTGCCCTTTCCGAAGTGGGCCGCTCATGTCAAGTCAAACATGCAACGCGCCAACATGCTCGGCAACATGCGAGGAGTCTTCCAAAAGGGCGGCTCAACCGATGTCATGAGCGACGAGAAGGCCACGCGCGCTTCGGTCAATAACGAACCCTTCGATCGCAGCAAGCTCCAGCACTTCATCCCGGACAACCCGGACGCAATTATCAACGATTCCATCGAATCAGGGCGCGTCGAAAAAACCCGCGCCGTTATGCAAGAACGTCAAAAAGAGAGGTAACACAAAATGTCGATTTCAGCTCAACCAATCGTGCCGGTGCAGACAATCTCTGGCAATCAGTTCAACGCCAACCGCTACACCGAAGAGGCGTCGATCACAGCCCTCTACGGCACCCCCACTCAGATCGCATCGGGCGATGGTGGATGGCAGGCGTGGGCTGGAACCGCCGCGACCAACTCCGGCACCTTTATCAGCGGTATCACTTACGAGGCGTTCCACAATTACGGCGCCCTCGGCGTGGCCCCCCTACCTTATCAACCAGTCGTATCGGTTGGCTCCACGATCACTTTCGGCAGCGTCCAAAATCAAGCGAGCGCGGTCAACATCCCGATGGGCGCGCCCTTCACGGATGGCCGGATCGGCGTCTGGCTCCCGACCCGTGACACGGTTTTCAGCGCGGTCTTCGGGAATAACGGCAACACCGCCACTCCCGCGATCACCGACATCGGCCTCAACTATGGCCTGACGATCGATTCGAACTCGAAATACTGGTATATCGACAAGAATAAAACGAGTACAAATGCGGTCGTAACGATTGTGGGACTGGACCCACGTGAAACACCCGCCGCAGGAACAAATGTCTTGTTTACCTTTATTCCTGCTGCCGTCACTGTCGCTGGAGCATAAAGTGATTGATGAGTCAAAAATAACGCCTGAATGGCTCGCTGGGTTCTTTGATGGCGAAGGTTGTGTCTGCTTGCAAATGAGCAGGAACGCAATGCACCTTCGCATCAATATCACCCAAGCTGATGAGGAACTTCTCAAAGCCATTGAGATCAAATACGGTGCCAGCTACATGTACCCGAAGCCGCGTAAGAATCAAGATGGTCAGGTGTATGAGGTAGGTTGGACAGGCCGTAATTGCAAGGCGATTATTGAAGTATTGGATGGTCGAGTCGTAAAGAAACAATCTCAAATTGATTTGGCTCTTCAGTTTTTAGCAACGATGGTCGGGCAGGGTAATCGACTGACTGACGAACAAGTTTCTGAACGTGAATCTCTTAGACAGCAAATGCGTGACTTGAATCATGCAGGACCGTTCAAGCCTCGACCATATATTGCTGAGTCAAAAGGAGTTACGATATGATGGTACGCGGGACATTCGCCCAGACATTAGCACCGGGCGTCCACCATTGGTTCGTGGAATTTTTGGACCTCCAGATGCGGAAGGAGGAGTACTCGACGATCTTCAACATTGAGAACTCCACCCAGGCATACGAGGACGAAGTGGTCATGGCAGGGACCGGGCCGATGCCCGAAAAGCCCGAAGCCAGCCAGGTGATATACGATGACCTGGTACAGGGCGGAACCCGCCGGTACGTCCACCTCAGCTACGCGCTCGGCTCCCGCGCCTCGTGGGAACTGATCGAGGACGACCAGTATGGACTCATCAAACAAGTTCCGAAGTCTCACGCTCGGTCGGCTATGTTCATCCGCGAACAGGTTGCGTTCAACGTCCTGAACCTTGGGTTCAGCACGCTGACGACCGCCGACGGCGTTTCCCTCTTTAACACCCAGCACCCATTGCTGGGCGGCACGCAGGCGACGAACATCGCGCCGGGCGTCTCGAACGTCATCTTCGCTTCGGGCACCTACCCGAACCGCCCCAGCCCGGACCTCGACCTGTCCTTCACCGCCATCCAGGTGATGATCAATCAGTTCGAACGTATGCCGGATAGCCAGGGTATCCCGATCCGCTGCAAGCCCTCGACCATCCTGATCCCACCCGAACTCAAATTTACCGCGCGCGAGATCCTCGGATCTCCGGGCAAGCCCTACACCGCCAACAACGAACTCAACTCGCTCCTCGGTGAAGACCTGAAGTTTCAAGTCTGCCACTACCTGACCAGCCAATCGGCCTGGTACGCGGTGCCGGACAAGGAAATGCACCAACTGAAATTCTTCGATCGCCACCCGATTGATGCCGACTACGATGATGACTTCGACACGCGCTCGACGAAGATCATCACCTTCCAGCGCTTCAGCGCTGGTGCGACCTCATGGCAGGCAACGTGGGGATCGAACGGACCATAAATAGGAGAACCCGATGAAGGCCCTGTTACCAACAATCATTGCCGCGCTGACCGCCATAGCCGTGGCGGTCGCGCCCCAGATTCAAGCAATCCTCGCCGCTCACCCGACCATCTCGGTCATCGTGGCGGCGGTGTATGCGATCATCGCTCACTGGCTGCCTTCGCCGGCAGCGCCCCCGGTGGCCTGATGGCTAGGCTTCACACAGAGCATCAGAATATTTACCACCAATGTGCGCGGTGTTCTTTTACGAGGCCCATAGCTCACATGCAGTGGCAAAATGGGATTTTAGTATGTTCCGATACCGACTGCATCGACACCGCGATCATCGGAAGCTACGAGTTGAATGTGGCGAGGGCGGTTGGGATCTGGCGACACGAACTCGAACCCGACCGGAAGCTGACCGAGCCAGTTGACCGGAAGAATGATATGAACGATGTGCTCTACTAAGGAGTGATGAAATGCCTCTGACAAATTTTCCCTTCGGCATCACGAGTTTTGGCTACCCGATCATGCCGCCCGTCCCCTTCAGCGGGGACTCGATTTATTACTACGTCGATGTCGTGAATGGCAACGATGGCAACTCCGGCACCGATCCCTCCCAGGCGCTCAAAACCATCGCCAAGGGTTATACGCTTCTCCGCGCCGGCCACTACGATACGTTGTTTGTCATCGGACTCGGCACCGCGTTTACCCTGACTGCCGCCTTGGTCTGGGCCAAGGACTACACGAACCTTGTGGGTATCACCGCACCGATCCATGTCAGCCAGCGCGCTCGCATCACATCGGGCACCGCCACGATCTCCCCGATGATTACCTTCTCAGGCACGGGTATCAACGTCCAGAACATCCAACTCGCTCAGTTCGGCTCCGACGCTACTCTCTCCGCCATCGATGTCACGGTGAGCGGCCAGCGTTGCAACTTCCAAAACGTCCAGTTCGCGGGCGGCGGGAATGCAACGGTCCGGGCAGGAACGGCCATGCGCTCCCTTGTCATCAGTGGTGGGGGCGGCGAGAACAATTTCGAAAACTGCACCATCGGCCTCGACACCGTGGACAACGCGGGCGTCAATTACGAGCTTGAGTTCAGTGGCGGCTCTCCCCGGAACGTCTTCACCCGTTGCGCTTTCATCAAGCGCGTCGTGGCAGGCGGCGAAGGCGGAGGGTTCGTCAAGATTGGCACCGACGGCATCGACCGCTGGGTTCGCTTTGACCGTTGCTTCTTCACGAACTCTACAGTTGGTGGAGGCGCGGTGCAGACCGCAGCTTTCTCCGCAGGCACCGCTCTTGCAACGGGTGGCTTGGTCATCCTGAGCCAATGCCTGACGGGTGGCACAACGGGCTGGACGGGCGCATCCAACACTTCACTCTCGGTGGACAACGCCTACGCCGCCGCGACATCCGGCATCGGCCTGACTCCGACTTCGTAACTGGTGACTTATGGCAAACTTGGCGACAAATCCTTGGTCCTTTACTGGCACCGATGTTCAGGTCCAGACCATCTCCACGATCACCCTCAACGCTGATGGCAGCGTGACGGTCGTGGGAGTGGGGAATCTGACCGCCGGAATGGTGCAGGAAGCCTTCGTCACCATCGTCGGCGTCACCAACGCGCTCTATAACGGATTCTACAAAATCACCGCCGTCACGAGCGCCACGACCGCTGTCCTCCTCCCCCTCCAGTCCGACGGCCAGAAGCCTCCGACGGGCACCGCCGCATCCGCCGGGGGCACGATCATCCTCACCCAATGGCGCGACAACGAGCGCATCGAGGATCTGAGCTGGCAGAACATCACCGCCGCCGGCGACAAGTTGATCATCTATGACCGGAATGGCTTCCTCCTCTGGTCCGCCACCGGCTACGCAGCCGGCTTCCAGAACCGGGGTAAATTATTCTGGTGTCATGGATTCGCAATAGCCCAGATGGACTCGGGCACCCTTCTCGCAACAATCAACTAGGAGCAATAATGTCAACAATTCGAAAATGGTGGCTTCTAGCGATAGCCGCCCTCGTCCTGTTGTCCCCATCCATCGCCAGCGCGGATGGAATGTATTCGCAGAATTTCACCGTCGTCGCCACCAGCCCGACTATCAACAACGTCGGGACCGCGATCGCTTTTCACCAGCTTACATGGAACGTGGTCGGTACCGCATCCGTCTGCACGGTCGCCCTCGACACGAGCGCTGATGGAATCACATGGAGCGCGGGGGGAGCGATCACCGGCCAAACCTGCACCAGCAACGGCACCTCCACCGTCACCAATCACATCGTCAACTACGTCCGCATCAATGTCACCGCCATCACTGTCACCGCCGGGTCGAGGGTGAATATCGTATGGAATGGTTATGTCAATAACCCCGCTGGAGGCGGAGGATCGGTTACAGGGAGTGGAGCGTCACCACAAGTGGCGTTCTGGTCCAGCCCTTCCGCGATTGCTGGGGATTCCCAATTTTCATGGAACTCTACAAATCATTCGGCTTTTATCGGACCAGCGGAAAGTACACTCAACCCATTTTTGCAAGGCTGGTACGGCATGAGCAACACACTACCTCTTGAATTGACCTACATTGGTTCAGGTTCGGTAGCAGAGGGAATAGGCGTTATTGGTCAAGGCGACGGAGCCGCGATAGAGAGTATACAGCTAGGAGTGGCTGCTGGTCAGGGACCAGTGGGAATGTGGGGAGCTTCAGGAACCAAAGCGGTCAGCGGAACTTTTCCTACATCCATAGGAGTATTCGGTACAAGTAGCATTTATGGAGGTGAAACGGCTACCGTAAACACTTCATTTCGTGGAGGTTTTGGTGGACTTGGAAATGGATCAACTGGAAACATAACAAGTAATTATGTTTTCGACGCAGAATCACCAGAACTTACGGGAAGCGGAACAATCTCTAATTCTTATGGTTTATTTGTGGCACCTCAAGGAGGATCGGTAAAAATAACTAATAGTTATGGGGTTTATTTGGCCGCAGTGGGTACAGGTGCAAATGACTATGCGTTTTACGATGCTGGTTCCACAGACAAAAGTTTACTGGGAATCGTTACAGCAACTAGCTTAACCACTCCGGGCGACGGAACGCACCCTGGAATTATATCTTTTGCAGGAAACACCACGCTTCCAACGCTTCCGGCAAACACAGCCAGCATTATCGGCTCGCCTGCCGCAACTCAAACATCATGGAGTTTGCAGCTTCCTACGGCGATCCCGACCACCGGCCACTTGTTCGATTGCACCGTGACGAGCACGAATTGCCTCTTGCACGACAGCGGCGTGGTGACGGCGAATGTGGTCAACGCTTCGTCTCCCGGCGCTGGTCTTTGTCATTTTGCAGGATCAACCCAGACTTGTACGAGTAGCGCGGTGGTTGGTGCAGATATGACAAACGCGACAGTAACTGCCACGCAGCTTGCTGCGCAATATTCCAAAGGCTCTTGCACTGAAGTTTGGGGTGGTTCGGGAACATCTTTTGCCATGACCGCTGGTGACGATGCCGTTGCCAATAACGGCTGCTATAACGATTCAGGCGTGACGCGAACAATTACCGCAGTGAAATGTCGAGGAGACAATGCAAGTAACACCACGGTGCTTACTCCCACGTTCGGATCTGCTGGAACAGGTACGGCAATTCTCACTGGAACATTAACCTGCGGAAACTCTTATGCCTACTCAGCCACCGGAACGCTTAACAATACCGCTTGGACAACTGGCACAGGTATTGATCCGGGCATGTCAACAGTCGGCAACGCTACGAGCATAGCCATGATTGTGGAGTATACATTCTAATGAAGCGTACATTTGTAATTCTTGTAATTCTGTTGGCCAATCTAATTATGCCTCGGCCTTCGAGCGCAACGATCTCTGTATTGCACTATTCTTCCACCGTTGCCGAGTGTCTTTCCACCACTCTCTGCGGTCAAACGATTACCTCCACCACATCTGGAAGTTTGCTTACCGCCTATGTTTATTGGGCGACGGCAGCAGGAGACACGTTCGTTTGTTCTTCTGGAATGACAAACAATGGAACCGCAGCGACATGGGCAGAAGCTGATCACAAAACGAACACAGTCTTTAGCATCTATATATGCTATGCCCCAAACGTAGCAAGCGGAATCACAACCGCCACGGCCACGCTTACCGGGGCCACTAATACAACGGTTGGACTTATCGTTGCGGAAGTGGCGGGGCTGGCAACTTCTACTCCGCTCGATGTGCATACGAATGGAACTGGTAGTGGAACGAGTTTCAGCGTAGGCCCAACAAGCACGACTACGGTTACCAATGAATATGCAGCTTGCATTTTAGCCAAGAATGGTGCTGGAGATCCCATTTCCGGGGTAGGGGCGAACTTTACGGCGCGAGTTGCTTCTACAAATACTCACATGAACTATTTAGACGCCATTATGTCCTCGACCGGAACAAGAACCTGTTCCGCCAATCTTGCGGGAAGCGTAACGGAATGGGATGTGGTTATCGCTACTTTTAAAGCGCCGGCAAGCGCAGTTGTAAGACGCAGGGCGCAGGTAATAGGACAATGAAGATTTACAGACTGCTCCCATTCTTAACTATATTGTTTTTCTGTACGGTTCCTTCCCACGCGCAAATTGCCGTCCTTCAATATTCCAACACAGCGGCTGAATGCGTTGGGTCGGCTAGTTGCGCGAAGGCAATTACCGCTACAACCGCCACAACCACGCTAACCACTTACGTGTATTGGCAAACGAGCGGCGGCATTACATTCGCGTGCAATACAGGCATGAGCAACAATGGCGGTGCTGTAACCTGGGCAGAAGCTGATCATAAACTGGGAACGGTTTTCTCAATCTATTTGTGCTATGCAAGCAACGTTCCTGCCGGGATCACTACTGTAACGGCTACGCTATCAGGGGGAACTCCGGTAGCAACCGGAAACATTACGGCGGAGATTTGGGGGCTTGCGACTAGTAGCGCCTTGGATCAGCACACAAATGGCACGGTCAGTTCCGCAAGTTCATGGAGCGTCGGTCCTACTTCCTCAACTGCCGTTGCAAATGAATACGAATCCTGCATTGTGGCCGCAAACGGCTCGGGCAATCCCATTTCAGGCGTAGGTGGTGGATTCACCACTGAAGTATCATCCTCTAACGCTCATATGTATTATCTCGATCAGGTAGTATCCTCCACTGGAGCAATCACCTGTTCAGGAAACTTCGCGGGATCGGTCGCAGAGGGTGACATTGTAATAGGTTCATTCAAGGTCGGTGCTGGTGGACCTTTTCTAACCGGGATCAGTCCCAGCTTGCTAAACATTGGAGATTCATTCACCGTCACGGGAAGCGGGTTTGGAGCCAGCCAAGGAGGAAGCACCATTTCCGTAAACGGGATAAGTGCTGTAGTCACGGCATGGAGCGCAATCAGCATAACCGCAACAATGCCGCAAGCCAGTAACCCGTTAGTGGCAAAAGTCACCGTTTCTGGGGTAAACAGCAACCCAAAGACAACCTATACTTACGCTGTCACCGCAGTTCTACCAAAATATTTAATGGCAACCACGATCAATTCCGCAAACATGCCAGGATTGTTCGCATCTCCGGTGACAAAGACAGTCAAATCCTCTGGTGGTGACTATACAACGCTTCAGGCAGCCGTCAATGCGATTGGATCGGACGCTCCAAACTGTAATGAGATAATTACCGTGGATGCAGGCTATACGGCTGGAACCTTTGGCGGTGGAGGGCATTTAATATATCACTACACCTGTCCATCGGGAGCATACGTCTGGATCAGATCATCCGGCTATGCCTCACTCCCCGCACAAGGACAGACGGTCTGCACAACGACTATTTCCAGCGTGTCGGAGAATGCAGGACAGACGGTTGCAACCTTTACAACCTCCCGTAACCACCTATTGAGCACCAACGCCCTCGTCCGCATCAAGGGAGTTACGGATACGAATTTCAACGGAGACTATTCAATAACTGTCACGGGGGCTAATACCTTCACTGTCCCCAATACCATTGCCGGATCAAACGCATCCTCCAGCGGCGGAACAATGATCCCAGTAAGTCTCTATCTCGCTCCGGCAAACTGTCCTGACATTTCCAATATGTTCGTGATTGCCAAGACGGCGGGAAGTTCAGGCGACGATGCCATCCAGATTAGAGATGAGCCGCAGAGCGGAAGTACAGCCAGTTCGGGCCTGATTATTACCGGAATGTATGTGAAAGTCACGACAGGCGCGGAGATGTTTGTAGGAATGTATGTGGGATCTAACGGAACTACCACGGATCTTAATTTCGTCAATCACGTCATTATCGACCGTGCTTACTTTCCCATCCCATCGAGTACAAACATCGGCTACATTGTGGAAATGCAAGGGCCCTGGAATGCTCTAGTTGATTCTTACATCGACGGAGCAAAAGACCTTAGCGGTGACTTTAGCGAGGACTATGACTTATGGCTTGTTTGGGCGCCCGGTCCTTACAAGATAGTGGATAACTACATCGGGGGGATTGCCACGCAATGCGCCTTCTTCGGTGGAGACAACATTCATTCTCCAGGACAGCCGCTTGCAAGTGACATTGAATACCGAACAAACACATGCTTTAAGGACTTCACGAATCGTGCCAATACGATTTCAGCTAAGAATGATATTGAATCAAAAGCAGCTCTAAGAGTACTGATCGACGGTAACACGTTTGAATACTCGTGGAACAGCAATACAGGAAGCAATCAATTCGGCGCCATGATGGTGTTTTACCCACAGAATCCCAATGTGACAGATACTTGGGTGACGAATCAGGACTTTACCGTTAGCAACAACGATATGCAGCATTTTGGAACGGAAATGTTTGCTGTATCTGGAATCGCCACATCCGCGAATCACTCCAATGTATATTCCAATCGCCTAACCTTCTCGAACGATCTAGCAAGAGACATCAACACAGTAACCTACGACACGGGTCTTGGTGGAAACCTTCAGGCCAATTTGATGATTCAGCGTGGTGCAACCGGCACGCAGGCTCCCGACAACCTGATTATGAATCACACCGCCGCGTACGGCTCAGTGTCGAATGGGGGATTTTACGCTTATACTGACATGCTCGGTTGCGGAATTATCGGCCACATCCCCGATTGGCAGTACCATGCAAATACAACTCTTCTCGATAATGAGTGGATCGGGGATTGCCAGTCTACCTACGACGGATTTTTTAATGCAGGAATATTTATAAATCCGCTCTATACGGGAAACGTGCATGTAGGGTACACGGCGGGCGACTTTTCAACGGCAGGTGTGGGAAATGCTTTTCCTGCTGGCACTGCGGCTAGTCCCCCGGCTGGAATGTTTAACAACTATTCCGTATGCAATGGAGTACCATCTGGACCGATCAATGCCTGTGCGCTCCAATCAGGGAGCACCTATCACAACTCAGCAAATTGCGATAACGCCGACTGTGGTCCAAACCTGGTTACATTGAATACTGCACAGGTTCTGGGAAACGATACAACTTCTTTCGGTCCTCGTTTAACTGATTTCCCCGCTGTAGGTACATCCATCCCCGCAGGCGTAACGATTAAGGGAGTGACGATACATTAAAACGCATATGCCAGTTAATATAAAAGACGATGGAAATTGGGAGTGCATCTACGGCGGCCCCTACAAAGGGCTGAACGCGCAGATGCCCGCGAACCTCATCGACCCCGCCGAAGCAACCACCGTCAATAACTGGATGCTCCGAAATGCGACTCTCCAATCACGGCCCCAATTCATCCCCTGGACCACCGACAACGGCGGCACCAATCCCTACACCGGATGCGGGACTTTCCTATCGCCGGCCCAGTTTTACCACACCTTTGCCACCGATACGGTCGGCAACCTCTACAACCTCAACGGCTCCACAAATACTCTTGAGTTCGTAGCTAACTTTTCGCATCTGACCGGGACCAATCCTCTCCAGTGGCGGGTCATCAACTCTACCAACACCGCCCAGTCCGCGCTCTACATGGTCAACGGGGCACAGACGGTTTGCTCGTGGGATGGGACAACCGGGCCAGCGGGCGGGGGAGCGATCGTCACCACTCACCTTGGATCAGGAGGGACGGGGTATGCAGTCAATGACACTGGCACGCTTACTGCCGGAGGAGCCAACGCAACCTATATCATCACCAGTGTCAGCGGAGGAGTCGTCACCGGATACACCATCACCGGAGCTGGTACTGGATACTTTGTGGGAAGCTCGGCTACTGCAACAGGAGGCGGCCAGCCTGGAGTTGGCGTGGGCCTTACTATCTACGTTGACTCGGTTGCCGGAGGAGGACCGCAACAAGATGTAGTGGTGGTGAGCGCCACGACAATCGGTGCGCGGTATATCGGGACGCTCGCCCAACACGCGATCCTCGCCAACACCATCGGGATTGCCGGAACCGATGGGCCGTTCACAATCCGATGGAGCGCGGTTGGCCTCCCTTTGGTATTCGATCCCGCCGTCAACATCAACGCGGGATTCAATATCGAGATTGACTTCGCGGACGCTATCACCGGGATGATGTTCCTCGGACGGGTGGCCTATATCTTCCACCGCACAGGCATAACGGAGATGTCCCCGACAGGCGTGGGTACCGCCCCCTTCGACTTTAACCACATCTGGAACGCTCAAGACGGCACCGGCAGCATCTACCCCTACACCATCGCCCAATACGGCCAGTTCGGAGCCTTCGCCTCGACCGAGAACATCTACATGGTCCAGAACTATCAATTCCAGCCAATCGGCGGCCAGGCGCGAGATGCCATCTATGCCGACATCCACGCATCGTTGCAACAGATCGGCAGCAATCAAATCATGGGCACCATCGCTCCTGCCTACAACGACAACTACATCTACACCACCTACCAACTCTACATGCCCTCTTCGCTCACCGACACGGTAATGTGGCAATATTCGATCGAAGGCGGGTATTGGGAACGATTTACCTTCACCGGGGAAAGGGTGACAGGCATCCCGACTTTTTGCCTGACTAAATAATGTCAGTTTCATTCAATCCGACAAATGGCTCAACCATTGCCTTCGGGAATGTGGTGGTGGGCGCGAGTGCGTCTCAATCATGGACCGTCAAGCAAACAGGCGCGACCGC